TATAGACACTGGTAAAGTAGCAAAAGATTTAGGTTTTATATCAAGGGGTGTATCTACAGTAGGTGCTAATGTACTTGCTCCGGGATATGCTCAAGTAAAAAAAGGTGGTAATTTAATTAAAGAGAGTGCTTTAGGTCAGAGCTTTGGTAAATACTTTATTGATAACTTTGGTTTACCTAAGCAATATGTTGATGTTAAGATGAACAGAAGACAGACGGAACAACAGTGGGCTTCTAGGTTTGATGAGGTTTTAGGAAAGTATTCTCAGTTAAGTTTAGCAGATGACAAACTACTGTATAAGATTCTTACTGGTGAAGAGAGTAACATTCCCGGTAATTTAAAAGACTTAACCAAAGAAGGTAGAGAACTTGTTGATGAAATAGGTCAAGAGTTAGTAGACTTAAAGATACTAGACGAGAAAATATTTAACGAGAACAAAGGTAAATACCTATACCGTTCTTACGAAAAACATCAGACTCCTTTTATGAAGAAGAGGAGAAACGCAGAGAAAGAAATTAAAGTCTTTGGTGAAGAGTTTATGCGTAGAGGAGAAACTAAAACGATTGCTAAGAACGCTCTTGATAAACATTTAAAAGATGGTTGGAAAGTTATTGATGGTGGTAGTGCACAAAACAAAACTGTAAGAGTTAATAGAGACTGGTCTCCGGAAGACAGAGCTAAGATGGGAGAGATATTAAGTGCAGGATTCGCTATGGCTAAGACTGGTAACTTAATGACTAACGATATAGCTACCTTTAAATTCTATGATGATATAAATAAGATGGTTATTGATGGAGAAAAGATAGCTCTTGATTCTATTGATGACGTAATAGACCCTGCTAAATGGAAAAGAATTCCGAATACTAATGTTAAAAATACTCGAGTAAAAGAGTTTGGTTCTCTTGCAAATAAATGGGTTCCTAAAGAAGTATACACAGACTTAACTACAGCTAACGCTTACAAGAGATGGAACAGAGGAGATGGTACTTTTGGAGGGCTTGGAAAGTTTCATCATAAAGCACTACAATTTTGGAAGAGAAGTAAGACTACTCTTAATCCTACAGTACACACAAACAACGTAGGCTCTAACTTTATATTGTACGACATATTAAATGGTGACTGGAAACAATTAAGAAGTGCAGGAAAAGATTTCTTAAAGGCAAAGCGAGGGGAAAAATCAGAAGAGTTTAAACTTGCAGAATCATTAGGTGTCTTTGATGCTGATATGATGTCTAGAGAATTAACTGATTATGAGAACTCTATATTTAAAAAGTATATGAGTATGAAAAATCAAGATGACGTACAGTTTTCTAGTAGGTTACAAAGAGGTTGGGATAAAGTTAAAGAGTTTGCTAAGAGCACACCTATGGATAAACTATATCAGGTTGAAGACCAAGTGTTTAGATTAGGTGCATTTAAAACTCAACTAGCTAATGGTGCTACACCGGATGAAGCTGCTAGGTTTGCACGCAGGTCTATGCTAGACTATGATATATCAGCTCCGGGAATTAGAATGCTTAGAGAATCAGCCCTGCCATTTATAGCATACACATATAGGGTTGCTCCTATACTAGCTGAGACTGCTCTTAAGAGACCTTGGAAACTAGCTAAGTGGGGTGCTATACTTCACGGTGCTAATATGGTTGGTCAAGATATATCTCCGGGAGACTATGAGAAAGAAAGGAAGTATCAGAAAGAATTAAATATGGGGTATGACCTAAGTTCTATAGGTATGCCGGGTGTTGCTAACACACTAATTAAAGTTCCTAGAAAAGATAAGAGTCAATACTTAGATGCTACTAGGTTTATACCGGGCGGTGATATACTAGACATTCAAAACCATACAGGTATTACTGTGCCTTTCTTACCTGCTCCACTACAGCCATCCTTTGGCGCTATAGGAAGTGCTGCAAAAATAGTAACTGGATTTGATACTTTTAGTGCATCAAGAATGCCGGGAGTAGGCTCTGGTGTATTTGATATATCTGCAGAAGCTAGGAAGAATGCTATCTTTAAAGAGTTTGTTCCTATGTATCACCAAGGTAAAAGACTTGCGGATACTTTAAAAGCTCAAGGAGTTCCTCACCCTACGAAAGATGATTCAACACTAACCGAAGCTGTACTTAATGTAATACCGGGAATTAAACTTAAGACCTACGATAAGACACAAATGAAAAAGTTAAAGATGCGTGTGGGTATGAAGTATCAAAACAGAATGGAGTCTTTAACTAAAGTTCTTAGTCAATCATATAAAGATTACAAGGGTGGTAGGTTAAGTAAGGAAGAATACAACAAGCAACAAGCTAGGATTAAACGAGAGCTTAAGAAACTACAAGAAGAAGCACGCAAAGGATTAAAATAATGGACGGACTATTTACACCTAATGAACAGTCAGCTATAGATAGCCTATTAAAAGCAGGCTTTAGTCTACAACAACTACCTCCTATACTAGCTAACATATCAGTAGAGACTGATGGTACTTTTGATTACGGTATGAAACAATATGGTGGCGGTCCGGGTAGAGGTATGTTTCAGTTTGAAGGTAGCCAGTTAAGAGACTACAATAAGTTTAAGGGAAACCAAGAAGATAGTATGTACTTACAATCTAAGTTTGTACAGAAGAATATCTTTGGTGCTAAAGGAGATAGACCTCACGATTTGGGTTGGAGGGCTCGAGGATTACTTTCTGACGCACTTACTGATGAGAGCTCTGTCCGTAGTAAGGCTAAAGTATTTTCAGAGCAGTATGAGAAACCGTCTACTCCACACTTAAAGAAACGACAGGATGAAGCAGACAGGTATAATAAATTATTATTTTTAAATATGGTAGATTTATAACTTAGTGATTAGTACGTTCTTCAAAAGATATTAGACAATCATCTATATGTAGATAACCAATTTCTTTGTCTATCCATTGACTCCCTTGGAACTCAGTTTTCTCAGGGAGTTTTTTTATGTGCCACTTAAAATCATAGCCTTCTTCCTCTGCTTCTAGATTAGCAGGGTCAAAGATATATATTGTATGACTGCCGGGTTTGTTAGGCATTGATACTGCGTACCAAAACTCTAGGTTGTTCTCCTCTGCAAAGTTCTTGTTCCAATCATATTTTATCTTCTCGATTAAAGTATCAGGGTAATGTTTATTCCTACATTTAATCTCAAGCATAATACCTTTATCTTCATCAAAGGCATCATATCTAGAAAACTTATCGTCCATAGGTTTAAAATTATAGCTCATACTATTGAGAGCTTTTATGATTTTATCCTCATTCATAGGGTAATTTCCTGTTTTGTTAAAAAAGTGAGCTCCATATCTTCGATTCTCGAGGACTTCTCTATGTTAGCAAGGGGTAGGGTAGGGGTTATTTTCTCCAATCCGACCTCCAAAGCCTAGGATTCCTGACACCGGTGTCATCTTTTTTACTGTGTTTTAATTCATAGTATAGCTTGGAGGTCCCATCCATACGGACGAGACCCCAAGTTTTTTTAGCCTTAGTCTTTGAGCTCATCAACAATATCTTTGTCGAGTAGTCTCCAAATAATAAGGGCTGCGATTATACCTGCCAATCCCCCGTTGCCTAAGGTCCATACTATACCTAAGATAGAACCAATTACATCTCCAGTTAGGAAGGCTACCTTTGGACCAAAGATAATCTGTAATATAATTGATAAGCTAATCAGTTTAATGCCAACGTCAATTGCACCATCAGCACCGTTCTTTACTTTTTCTAACATATTGTCTCCTATATTAATGTAAAACATTGGCTATACAAGCCACCCTATCAAGTCTGCCAGCCTGAGCACATACTTGAATCTACTGGGGCACTACACTTTAGTTGCATTTGTTCTTCAAATGTAGCACACCCCGATAATAATAGAACTATTAATACATACTTCATTCTATATCCCTCTCTTCTTCTACTAAATCAACAAGCTCACACACACTACCAGTACAGGCTAGTGTCTTAGTACCTACTGTAGAATCTGTAAGTTCATACTCGCTAATCAAATCCCAGTTGACTTGCTTGGGCATAGTCTTAGCTAAAGCATCGTGTGTCTTCTTATCACACTCCTCGTAAGGTGCTTGCTGATATGTATGGTCTGAGTGCGGTAGGAAAGATACACCGGACACCTCGTCAAAGTGTTTGTATACCCACGCACCTACTTCCATCCACTCGTGTTCTCTAACACTAACAGTTACACTAGGCTTGTGCTCACAGTAGTACCTCTGATATGTAAGCCACAACTCTAGCTGTTCGATAGCACTCCTCTCGTTCCTAGTTACTGCACCCTTAGGAGCTTTCATAGGGAAGGAGAATACTTTAACACTGTTAGGTTTCATTACATCAGGTTCAGCAGGTATACCTTGGTCCTCCATAAGCTGAGCTATAGGGTCTTTAGCATCTGCTCTAACCCTACGAATATAGTAGTCACTGTGTCTAGTGTGTATACCACTGGCACTATCTACTAGCTGACTGACTGTACCACTAGGTTTAATAGCAGTAGTGGCAGTAGCTTGTTGGATACCTAGTAGCTCTGACCAATGAGCATTAGTCTTAACAGATTCTTTTCTAAGCTCTACTAAGAAATCAGCTAAGCTCTTCTTACCGTAGTAACCTCTACTGTCATCATTACTACCATTCATAAATGCGTTGTCCATAATACCTGTAAGAGATACACCAAGTAGTGCTTCCTCTTCTGTATTATGTACCCACTTAGGACGTAAGCGTTTGATGTTAGTTAGTGATGCTTGAAATGTACCAAGTATACTAGCCAGTCTAACCTTACGGAGTATATCCTTCTGCGTGTCTTCTGCTCTGACTACAACCTCAGTCAAGTTACAGAACTGTCCGTCTCTCAGAATGATTTCACTACAAGGATTACAACCAAAGTCGTGGTCTGTGTCACGCCTACCGATAGACTCTACTTGTTTAATCGCGGCTTCTCTGTTGAAGATACCACGCTCACCTGACTTAGACTCGTACAGTGATGTCCACTCTTTCATAAAGATACCCATATCAGGCTTCTCTGTGTAGCATACACTGTTGTTACTCAGTGCCATCTCAGGTGTATCCGACCACCACTGACCACTCTTAGCATTACGCATACGCTCGTCAGTAAGATTAGATAAAGAGATAAGGGCTGACCTACGCACACCACCTACAACTACAACCTCTGCTATCTTACACATCATACGGTGACACTCATAACTAGTCAGCTTACGCCCGCCCGCTTCTTTAAATATGTTAGTAGAGAAGTTAAACAAATCAAGTAGAGGTTCAGGACCACTGGCTCGACCACCAAAGGTAGCAAGCCTAGCACCCTTAGGTCTCACCTTAGAGAAGTCCCACTTAGGCATCTCACCATCATACAAGTATGTAATAAGTTTACGAAAAGCAGATTGCCAACCCTCTTTACTGTCTTGTACGACAATCACATCCTCTACATCTACCATAGTTTCAGGTACATCAGGTAGTTTGTTGACGTGCTGTCTCTCTACGCTAAACCCTACACCAGTACCGTGCATCAATATAAATAGGCACTCATCAAATGCTTTCGGGTGGTCTACACTAAGGTAGGCACAGTTGTACCCTGCTATATTATTCTTAGCGAGAGCCGGACCTGCGGTCATCAATGCTCTCATACTAGGCATAACTTCTAAGTTACATACTGCTTCCTCAAGTATCTTCCTAGTCTTAGGTACTAACTCTTGGTTCGTATTTTCTTTTAAGTGTTGCTCCATAAAGTCAAAGTATCTAGCAACAGTTTCTTTCCAAGTCTCTCTGCGTTTCTTCTCAGGTAGCCATCTTGCGTACCTGCTAAGTGCAATAAAGTTTTGATAATCATTTGGTAATTGGTTCATTCATCCTCCAGTGGTTCGATTTCGATGTTTACCATTTTCTTTCCATCGTCATCTAAGTAAGTATTATATTTAAGTCTTCCTTCTCTGTGCATAAGTATCGCATCAGTTATACCTCTATCATAACAGCGTGACCCGTGTATCCAGATTATTACTGCTCCTAGTGACAGCAGTGCTACTGTTAATAACATAAAGCTCTCAGTCGTTATCATCAACATCTTCAAACTCCTTTCGTTTATCAATTAATTTATCCTCAAACTCGTGCAAGATATCTTCTGTTGTTATATCTAATACTTCACACAAAGTACAAGGGTCTATTGCTTCCTGAACTATTCGTTCTTTTAGTTCATTTAAAGTTAGAGCCATACTGTCCTCCCTCGTGTTCTATAAGTTTATCTAAGAACCACCGAGCTTTCTTGAGGTCTTCTACTCCATTCTTATATCTCCATCTGCATATGTACTTCGTAACAGATGCGGTTAGGTAATCCATATTTTGGTCTAAGATAAAATCTATGACCTCGATATTACCCTGCTTATAATGGTTTGGATTTATGTTATCTTCGTCCACTTCTTAAGCTCCTTAATTTCTTTAGTTGAAAATATTTTAATATCATACTTATCACACCACTGCCGATAAGTAATCTTATTACCCTTGGCTACCTTAGAGTCCGGTCGTGGCATCAAGAAGATTAAATCCTTACCTTCAAACTTTAGTTGTTCAGCAATTGATTTATACTTCTGTCTGTCACCACTGCGGAAGAAGCCCTTAACCTCGATATGATACTTACCCTTAACAAAGTCAGGGGTGTAGTTCTTTCGTATCGTATAGGCTATCCTACAGGGCTCATACTTCCACTCTTTGCCTAGTGCTTCCGCACATTCTTTCTCTAGCTTACTTCTGAATTTCAATGCCATTAGCATCTACCTCTAAAACATCCGGCTCTCTTTTTACAATAGTTAAATACCTAGGACCATTAGAATATATAAATGTTCTTAGTCCTGCGTCTTCCCAACAAGTGTGCTTGTAAGAGCAATAACTACATCCAGTGCCTAACTTCATATTACCTGACTTACCATCAGGCATATGTCCATAGCATCTCTTAGGTGGGTTAGGTTGTTTAACTACTGCCTTAATGTTTTTAATTCTTTCAGGAGAAGAAAAGAAATTTAACTTAGACCAGTACCACTGAGACTCATCTTCCATATCGTACTTAAGATATGTTAGGTGTCCGTTTGTCTTATCCATAACTAACCAACCAAACTTTGTCTCATCTTCTGCGTGAGCATAACCTTTGATTTGTTCTACATATCCAAACGGGTCGTTGTCTATAAGTGAACCATCTTTAAACTTCTTAAATCCATAAGGTGATGATGACTTAACATCTGTCAGTACACCATCAATCTTACAGTCCATAGAACCTTTGATGCCATCTACTTCTACTTGCTTCTGTTCGTCTGTGACATCGTGACCGGCAAGTTTAGTTAGAGCTAACACCATCTCTTCAATCAAGTGACCATAAAGAAACTTGATTCTAGTATGGGGCATAAGTTTCTCACCCTCTACTCCATTGTAAGCATACCACAACTGTCTATCTTTCTTGCCTATGTTAGACATACGGAGCTTGCGTTTATCGAACTTGCTCTCTGTGATATTGTTTCTAAGTATCTGTTTGACATTCTCACCGAAGTCATTGATTACTTGTTCTATAGGTACACCATCAGGAATTTCCTTGGTGTCTATCATACGATATATATCGTCTACTAATGTGTCTGTTGCCACGTTTTACCTACCTTATATTCACCGTCCAAAGGACAGTTTAAGTTAAAAGATTTACCTGCTTTGATGATAGCTCCTACCGCTAGACCACCGAAGAAATCAGCTTGGTCATCTCTGACCTCACACTGAAACTCATCGTGTACATTGAGTACAAACTTATAATCTATATTGTACTGCTTTGCATACTGGTCTAGTAACACCAACGCTTTCTTCATAACAACTGCACCTGCACTCTGCAATAGAGTATTCAGTGCTGAATGTTCTGAGCGTATGTGTAGCTTTCTACCATCTAGTCCTGTTACCCACCCCTTCTTACTGGAGTCTGTAACCTTACTACGCAAGTGTTTTAATGCGGGAGTATTATCAAGAAAGTTCTTCTTAAGTATACGACCACGCTTAGCACCACCTCCTGCTACCTCGCCAATCTTACTGTCACCTGCTCCGTAAAGGAAAGCATAGATAAAAGTCTTGGCTTGGTCTCTAGTCTGTAGTCCTGCTGACTTCTGATTAGCACTGTGTATATCACCGTTGAGTATCTCATTAGTATATGCTTCATCATTCATATAGTGGGCGAGCATTCTAAGTTCTAGTCCACTAGCATCACAACCCACTAGCTTGTATCCCTCAGGTACAGTCCACAAGTTACGACAGTCAGCTCCATATCCACCCTCAAAACCCCACAAAACCTTTCCGTCTTTTCCGTGCTTAGTCGCAGGGACTTGAGCACAGTTAGGTTTGGAGTGTGTCATCCTACCAGTCACCGCACCGCAAGGGTTTACCTTACCGTGTACTCGACCAGTACGCTCATCGACAGCTTCAACCCAACTCTTCACCATAGCTATACGCTTGGTCAGTGTCAGATAATCTACAATCAACTGAGCTTCCGGTATCTTTACAGATTTAAGTACCTTCTCATCTACGATAGGGTTGCCCTTCTCAGTAAATGATTTAGGTTTCCAACCGAAGTGCTGTAGATACTTAGCTATCTGTTGCCTTGAGCCTAAGTTAAACTCAGGGTAATCATAGTATCCCCACTTATCATCTTCATAGTGTGCACCCTTGTCTAGCTGAGCTTGATACCTTTTAGATATACTACCGTCCTTGTTGTGAGTCTTATCACCGGGATGTGGTAAGTCTACCCACACAGGTAGAGGTTTAAATCTCTCGTGCACCTCGTCCTCTATGTCTAGTACCTTCTCCTTCATCTCAGCGAGCAGTTCATAAGCACGCTCCTCATTGAGTATCATACCGTTGTCGGTCTGCTCTCTAATAATATCAGCAGTCTTATGTTCTATATCTACAGCAACATTGTTGACACCGGTGTCACGATTTAAGTGATGATATAAAGTCTTAGTCACTCGTACATCTTGCTGACAATACTGTAACATATCGTGGCTATACTCTTCCCAACCACCTTGATAGTCATCCTTATAATCACCTAGTCTCTCACCCCAAGCCCTTAGAGAGTGACCTCCATCAAGGCTAGGGTTGTGTAGTCTACTAAGAACGAGAGTGTCCCGTAGATTAAAATCCCAATCCATCCCAGTAATCCTACGCAGAACAGGAACATCAAAATTAATAATGTTGTGT